TAAGCCTGTTTCTGTTCTACCGTTAATCTGTCAAGGATTGCGCTTTCTTCTGCGGTTAATCGTCCAGCTTTTGGATCTGTATCAGCAACTTTAACCGCGATTGATTCAAGATTAATCGTGGCAGACGCGGCGGGCTGCATCTCTGCATAGGAAACAACTTGGTCACTCCCGAAAGATTCGCGGAGCCGCTTGTTCTGTTCGAGCTTCGTGCCGCGTATGATGATTCCGTCATAGCCTTGAGCTTGAACGTAGGCTTTCAGGCGAAGTGTTGCTGGAGCGATGCCTTGAGGTTCCGTGTTGAAGAGACGGCCACTGCTGTTCAAATGCTGTGCGTCGGCTGCGTCCACCAAGGCGAACCACTTTGCGGTGCTGTCAATCACCAGCGGGTTTTTCAACTGGACTTTTACTTTGGCGACAGTGCCGAACACTTTCGCGTCGTTGTTGGAGAAGGCGTAGTAACTGCCCGGCCCGAGGATTGGAACAGCCCTGCCTTGAGAAACCGCTTCCGCGCCATAAACCGCTTCCGGTGTTGCGCCGCGACCCTGAAACATCTCTTGGTCGAACGCCGCCACATTCCCCTTCGCCCCTGTTCCGGCGGTAGGGACTGCCGGAGTGCTAATAAATGGGATTGGGGCTACAGCAGGGGCAGTCGCGGCAGCCTTTCTCGGCCAAAGTTTAGGAATGAGGACTGGACTGGATTCATCCGTTTTCTTAGAAACAATTTTCTTTATCTTGGCCTTAACGCTGTTCGCAGCAGCGATGGCAGCCTCTGGATTGGTTTCTCCAATCTTGTCCATAACCCAGCTGAGGTATGCTTTATGCTGGGCAGAGTCTTTCTTTGAGCCAGCAACGATATACAACGCACGCTCAATGTCTGACTCGAAGTCGAGGGTGAAGTTTAGGGGGCCATATCCGAATCTTGGGTTAGCTTTCGCAAGGTTCCTTGGCAGCTTAGGGTCTGCGTCAAGGTTGACCGCTGGCTGCGTCACATCTCCAGCAAGCATAGCAGCCTCGAACTTTGCTTGAGTAGCCACAGTAGCCTGTGCTGGCGTTTGTGGGACTATCTGGGTGCGTAGAGCGACAGCGGCTGCAAGTGCCTCATTTGCTATATTAACTTGAGCATTGGCAGCGGCAGCAGTTTCATTGGCTGTGACAAGATTGGCATCTGCGGTAGCTAGAAGTTCGGTATTCTTATTATTAGTAGCTTCAGCAAGAGCGGCTGCGCGAGAGATTACTGGAGGCGCACCAGCATCAAACTGGCCTTTAGGCGACATTGCGTCGAATGGCGTACTCGCATCTTGAGCAACTTCAGTCGCTCTTTGCTCTTGGGCTACGCGAAGGTTCTCAGCGTCGATTAGTGCTTTGGATTGGGAAACGCGAGTAGGCTGGAACATCGCAGAGACACCGCCGCCAAGTACGCTGCCTCCAATAGCAGCCATTTTAACTGACTCAATAGCCTGCTCCAACGTAAGCTCTGGATTGAAAGTCATCTTCTCAAGAGCAGCCTGACCAATCTGATCTGTGACTTCCTCCAACGCTTCGTGTTTTGCGCCTTGAATGAAAGCCCTTGGCATTGATTGCGCTACGACTGCCTTAGCCTCAGCAAGTGCGGCCTGTCGGGAGAGAGCTATCGCTGCATCGTCGGCGGCTGACAGCACCCCTCCAGCAGCAGCCTTAGCTGTGGCTGCTGAAGCTTGCGTCCTAGCCAGCGTAGCCTCCAAGCCGCCCATTCCCATCCTGTTAAATCCGCGAGTGATGAGTCCGGTCATAACGCCGGACGCCACTCCAACCCCAGTAGCCTTTAATCGAGCATTGGACAGAGCCTCCTCTTCACTCATCCCAGCCTCAATGTTCTGCTTGTAAAAACCTTTCTCTGCTGGAGACAAAGTGGATAAGCCTCCATAGACACCTCCCGCTGCTATCAATGCAGGACCGCCAAGCGGAAGTGCGACCATGGTGGAGAGTACGCCCGGAACCATCTCAGCAACGGCACCTGCGTATTTAGCAATGCCGGCCTTGCCAGACTTAGCGCGTTGATCTTCTGCAAATTGCTCTGCGAACTCAGATGTCTCCTTAGAGTTTTGAGCTGCTTCATCCGCACCAAATGCACGTTGAGCATACTCAACACCTTTCCATCCCGCTGCGCCAACACCAGCGTAACCCGCTCCAAGGCGACGAACAACCGACTCCATGACTCCCGCTTCAGGTTGTGAATCAAGTTGTGTGGCTACTGGAGAACGCTCTCTTGTTATCCGTTCGTAATCAGACTTGAACCCAGCATCCTCGTTGAGAAACTCTGGATTATTCTTAGCATACCAAAGCGTCAACTCATCATCTGGAACATTTTCATACTTCGGATACCTCTGCTTTGCTGACCAAACGATGTTGTTTTGCATTGCATTATTTATCGAGCAATATATTTCTGGTAGCGATTCTTGCGAATCCCCATATCGAGAGCTTCCTCCATATCGCGGACATCTCTCGCGTTGCCCGGTATGAAATCCTCAGGGAGGCCAACTCTCCGCATTTGAGTCCTTAGATTAGAAGGAGTGTTCCAATCTCTTAAGTAATCAACGGGCGTGTTGAACGCAGTTCCCGGCATTGGAACAAGCGGTCGGCCTTGTGTCTCAAGGATTGGAGGGAGAGGCATTGGAATCTCTGTTCCATCTTTATTTCTTCCCGGAAGGGGTTCTCCAATAATCCCCGGTCCGCCAACTATCACATCGTCCTTGCCGATTTTACCAACAGGTTCCACCACTGGACGTATGAATGTCAGTTGTTTTTCAGTAACATCCTTGCCCTTATTCATGTCGAAGTATGTAACGTTTTTATACTTCACGTATTTACGGAGGAATGCCGCTCCCCCTTCGGTGATTTGCCCTTTATCGTTCGTGATTTCATTTTGGAACTCAAGCGGAACAAGCGAAGAAGCCTCTGTAAAAAATGCTTCGTTTCTTTCTCTGAGTTGTCTTTCCAATGCCTTGTTTTTGACATCCTCCTCTCTGTCACGCTGGGCTTTATCAACAGCGGCATAGTCGGCCTCCGAAGGCTTGTAAATTTCTGCATCCTGAATCGGGTCAACGGCCTCGTCAGGCGCGTATCTCACAGGAAGGTCAACCGTATATGGCGACATAGGCAAGCCGAGTTCTGCTTGGCTTTTCCGTAAGGTGGAAGTCTTATCAACATCTGCAACCACTCCCTTCCAGTCTTGCGCCCTGAAATCAACTGGAATTTTTGATGGCATTCTTGCAGCCGCAATAAATCTAGCTTCGTCCTCGATGCGCTGCCTTTCTTTATCTGCATTAGCCTCATTTTCACCTTGAAGAGTCGCTCTCAGGTTTGCGGCCTGAGCCTGCTCTCTAGCATTTGCCTCAATAGCCCTAACATCACTCTCAGACAGTCTTGTGTTGTAAAGCTCATTTGAGCGACGCTCTAGGTCAAGCTGCCTAGTCGCAGATCTCGACTCGCGTTCAAGCTCCTGACCAAGCTCATACGCTCGCGTCCGTCCCATACGTTCTTCTAGGCGTCCTTCCTGAGCAATCTCATCCTCCTTCTGCCTGCGGCGTTTAGACTCGGCATCATACGATTGAGAGAATGCCTGACCGAATGATTTTGCAAATGGTGCCATAGTGTTTTAAGTGATTAAACCATACCGGGATTTGACTTACCGCCCTGCCAAGAGCCTGGCGGGGAAGCTGGAGCTTTATTACCAAACATCCCACCTAATGCGCCTCCAATTCCGGGGACAGCCGCGCCAAGAACACCTCCGAGAATAGACCCTAACGGAGACGAGCCTTGATTCGCCATCTGCGTCCCATACATCTGCGCCTGTGTGCCGAAGATGTTGCCGGCAAACTGAGCGGATTGCTGTCCAGCGTTCGCGTTCTGACCGATGCCTTGAGTCATAATCGGAGTGTACGGAGATGCGCTCTGCTGCGCCCCTTGCAACGACTGGAACTGGCTGCTGATAGGTGCGCCGAGGACGTAGGATTGCAGGTTAGACAGACGCCGCTGCTGCTGTTGCTGAGTCTCTTGGCGACCAGACTGCTCCTGAGAGAACTGGGTGTTCTGAGCATTGAACAGGTTCTGTAGTCGAGCCTGAGCTTGGTTCTGACGAGAGCCAGCAAGCGCGGACTCCTGACCAAATGTCTGCTGACCCACGTTCATCAGGTTGCTCAATCGCTGCTGGGCTACCTGCTCTCCAAGGTTGAACTTGCCTAGAACCTCACGCAAAGCGGTGCCGCCAGACAGTGCTTGACCGCGAGCCGCGCCAGCACCGCGAACAGATTGTTCGACCTGACGCTGCTGCGACCCACTAAGCTCACCGCCAAGGCTGAACTCAGAAAGGGCGCGTTGCATTGCAGCATTACGTCCCGCTTGCAGCATTGCATTGTCGCCGGTATCCGTCTCTGGAGTACGCAACGCTTGAGAGATTCCAGCCTCACGAAGCATCCGGCTGGTGGCACTCTCGGCTATATCGGGTTCAGCCGAGTAGTCGCTGCGAAGGCCAGCAGCAAGCTCTTGACGAGCAGCGTAACCGGCAGGGTCTTGACGCTGCAATGCGTCTAAGGCTACCTGCTGGAATTGAGGAGCGTACTGTTGAGCGATACCCAACTGGTTCGCCGCCTCAAGGTTTGCCGTCTCTCCGCGAAGCTGGGTTTGAAGACGCGAAAGGTCAATGTCACCCTTGCCGGTGAAGTCGGCAGTAATATCATTGCCGGTCTTGGGATCTTTGTAGGTGACGGCTGTGCCTGCGCGAGTGGCGTAGTCTAGGAGTCGGCGAATAGGCAGCGTCTCGATGTCGGCATAGATGCCCTCTCGATTAGCGGCTGCGTAGTCTGGCGGTGCTGGTGCTTCTGGTTGACTTCCTTTACCCATAACCTAGTCTCCTTCCAAGTTGAGCTACACTCACTGTGTTTTGCCTGTCGCTGTACTTATCCCTAGCCCAGCAAACAAGCTTACGGCTAGAAAGTCCAGCATTCCACAAAATCGTGTACAAGGCTCTAATAACCCTCTTAGCCTTGCTGACGCAAAGAACTATGTAACATATCTCCCCGCCAGTGTCAGTATATTCCGAAGCTCTGATGTCTTTTTCAGAATCAATGAATCGAAACAGAGCAACCCCGACAATCTTCCCTCCCTCACGCATCGCAATCATTCTGCCATTGCCGGCAAACCACTGAACCCAAGCAAGCAACCTATTCTTTTCCCAGATTTTGCAGCCTTTCCAGTTCCGCTTAATGAACGCAGATGCTTGGATAGTTGACTTCGGATAGTTCATCGCTCAGGCCGGATGGTGTCCGCAAAGGCAGATGCCTTCACGCTATGCAATGAGAGACGCCCGGACTCGGCTCGAACAACAAACTGAATCTCAGAGAACCGTCCTTTGGATTGCAGGTTGAAAGACTTCCTGAACAATCCAGTCGTAGAAGGAATCGTTGTGGCACTGAAAAACGGTTCGATGAACTCAGATGAGGCGCAATCCCCAAGCTCTGTCAGCAATGTCCCAAACGAGTCTTCACTGATGAGGCAACTAGATAGCGGAGCTAAGTTGACAAGGTGCGAGAAGTTAACAAGCTGGTTTTCAAGGAATGGGTTATCCAAATCAAACTCCACTTGATAACCAAACTTGTCTCCGTACTTCTCACCGAAATTGTAGGATCGCGTAGCTACCTGTGAAGCGTAAAGAACGCCTTGGTCAAGGTAGTAAGACTCGTTAGCCTCATCGTCATCTATGTAGTCAAGCCAAGTGAATAACTTGCCGTCCTCATCCCCGAACATCATCCGAATCTTACCGCTAAAAGCAGTTGTTGTGTAGGCTCTGGGCTTCCAGCCGTCCCACTTACCGCTCCACGCCTTTACGAGCGTGTTGAAGACAAGCGTTGAATCAACAGTGCTAGTAGTTGTCGGGTAGCTCAGGAAGTATCTGTTGCGGTAGTAGGTTGCCGAGCATCTGGAATAAAAGTCTTTGTTGATGGACTCTATCTCGTCGTGTACAGGTGCGGATATTGGAAGAGAAATGCCAGTCTGCGCTCCGCTTTCGATTGTGGACAGGCTCTGCACACCTTCACGCGATAGGAAGAACACATCGCTGCCAACTTGCTGGACGCTCTTGTGAGCAACGCAACCAACGCGGTTGCTGATAAGCTTAACCTCCCAGTCAGCCACTTCCATTGACGGGTTGGCATCAATCACCCAGACGCTGCGCTCCTTGAACACCAAAAGCCTAAACCCGTGCCACGGGAATAGCGCAGTGATAGGATCGCCGTCACCGCCGCCAACCCTGATGCTGTTAGAAATCAAATCCCAAGATTCTCCATCGAGAATGTCCGACACATATACCGTGTCTAGCGCAGCAGCCACACTGCTCGCAGCAATTAGCCGGTTCGTGTGGGAGATGAGCAGCTTAGGCTGGGAAGGCTGCTGGCTTATGCGAGCGTCAGCGGTCGCTTGCACTCCTCCAGACGGGGGTGCAGCGATTGTCAGAATCGTTCCGTTCGTGTAAGCGGAGCCTTGCGCCGTTACGGTAATCCCAACGACAACACCGTTAGGCCCAAGGATAGCAGTGAACGTCGCACCAGAACCACCGCCAGCAGCCGTAACCGCTGGAGCAGATGTGTAGGCTGACCCTCCGTTAGTAACCTCAACGCTAGTGATGCGTCCTGCCGAGATGGAAGCGAGTGTGGACGAAGCAGTGATGTACTGGAGAGTTGAACTGCCGTCGCAAAAGTAAAGCCGATCTGTTAACTGTGCAAAGTAAACATTGTTGCCTGAGTAAGTGGAGCTTGCAATGACTGCGGTTGCAGCGGTTTCACTTGAGAACTTGATCGTATTGCTGCCGTCAGCTACGGCTATGTATTCTCCAACAGAACTGTCGAAGTAGAATACGTCTCGAATGGGAGCAGTAAAAGTATCAGACCAGTACTGAGAAGTTGAGTTCCATAGCGAACTGACATCTTCCCAAGCGTAATCAACAACATCGCCAACTAACTGCGCTGCTCCACGGCGGGTAACGATGCCGCCAAAGACATCGTAATCCATGTTGAGAGCTTCAAAGTAGCCGTTCTCTGGAACCGCATTAGACCGAGAAAAGCTGTTCTGTCCTCCCACAAAAGAAAGATTCCCGTCAAGAATCAACGGGTCATCCATCCCATTATTGTCTAGTGAAGGCATTAGAAAATGTCGGAGACACTGTACTCGTCGTTAATGTATGGCACGATGCGCGTGATAGACTGCTGCTGTCCTTTCTCCAAGTCTTTCATTATCTGGATGTGCGCTGCGGCCTCAGTGAACTTGACCTGAGACTTGGCAAACTGACGAGAACGCTCGTACATATCGCCCTCAGCAAATGCTAGTAAAGCGTTATCAATGCCGCGAAGAACCGGCGAGTCAGTATCGCCCATCGCTTCAAGCTTAAGCTTGCCAAGGGCAAATAGAGTCCCTGCTGTGGATGTGGCAGGGACTAGCTTGATTCGGCATTTGCCAGTAGCGTTTTTCGGCAGATTGACGAAGTTCGATGGGAACGAACGGCGACCAGAGGTGTTCTCAAACATTCCGGGGTCAACCTGAAAGAACGTAGCCCAATCTGAGTTGATGGTTTCCGAGCCGCTTTCCTCACCAGTAGGGATGAACTTAGCAGCAACGATGAAGTCCATCTTCGCTCCAACAGTGGTGGTAGCGGTTGGAAAGTAAAACACTTGCGGATCTTCTGAAAGCGTCACATCGGCAGTGTTTATCAAAACAGGCTGCGATATGGTTCCAAGAGATTCATTCCAAACAGCCGAGTCCCAAATCATCTGGTGGCGACGATTGATGAAACTCTTGCAGAGAGTGACGGACGGAGCTTCTGTGTCCATCATCTTCTCGCAAACAAAATCTGCTAGTTCGCTGAGTGTCATAATTAAGTCTTGATGCAGTAAAGCAGAGCAATGTTGCGCGGACGAGTTTCAGTACTGCCAGTCAAGTCCATCAATGAACCGGCACCTGATTGAGTTGGAGGCGTTACGTCCGACCCCACAGTTATGTACCCATCGCTGCCATCACCACTAGCAAAAGTAGTTCCAGTCCATGCGTGTCTATGGCTCTCGAACTCATCTGATTGAGCCGAGCCAAACACGCGCCCAGTGTCAATGCCTCGACCGTTATCAAATCCTCGAACAAACTCGCCTCTAAGGTTAGGCAGATTAAATGTGGTAGAGCCGTCACCTACACCGAACGTCGTGGACGTAACTGCAAACAGAGCGGCATAAGTCGTGCGACTCACTGCCGCACCGCTGCACTCAAGGTATCCAGTAGGAGCTGTTGATGCAGCGAAGTTGAACACGGAGCCAGCAGGAACGGGCTGCGCTGCAAACGCAGTAGCAATGTTTATGTTTGCGCTTCCATCAAACGACGCAGTTCCAGTCACATCACCAGACACCTGAATGTTCCTAGCCGTAGCAAGAGCCGTCGCAGTGGCGGAGTTGCCCGTGCAAGAACCAGACGACCCAGTAGCATTTCCAGTCACATTCCCTGTAACAGCCCCAGTATGCACCCCTGCCGTGTTACCCGTCACAGCACCAGTCAAAGCTCCTACGACGCCGCCAGTGGCCGTCAGGACTCCAGTAACGCCTAGCGTAGTGCTGACAGTCGCAGCACCAGTGATGGTTGCGCCAGCGTTTAAGGTGGACAGGCCGGTCACAGTGATTGCCCCTCCAACAACAGCAGCACCTGTGGACTCAAATGTTCCCTGAGACTTGATTCCGGTTGTGGCAAGCTGAAGCGCGGAGTCGGTTCCGTCACCAGCCTCAACGGTCTTAAACACCGTGTTAAGCGGTGAAGTCTCAATCTTAAGCAAGATCGGATACGTTGATGCTACTGTTTGTCCTGTTAGGCTTGCCATAGGTCTTAAATGTTAAGTGACTGTTTCCTGTCTGCAATCAACCTGCGATGGTCTGAGTCCGTCGCTTTGCTTAACTCCTCTTTCAATAGCGCAACGGCGTCCTCTTTACCATCAGATTTCATTCTTTCTTTCGCTGACTCCACAGCAACTACGACGGAGTCGAACGATTTCCGGCTAACCAATCCAATCCACGACGCGAGGCTCGGCACAGTGTTGACAGCCCAGCCAACAACTTGTCCTCCAATCGGAATAAGAATCGGGAAAGCGACGACCAGAGCAATGATCCCGCCGAAGCCAAGAAACGAATAGATGCGTGTCCACCAGCTTTTATTGCGTTCAAGCTCGTACTTAGCACCGTACTCAATGAGCCGATTCTCCAACTCTTGGACTCGACCTTCGATGACTCTTCGTTCAGATAAGAGGGATGATATTTCGGAGTCCGCTTCGCCAAGGGCTTTTTGGCTTTGCGCCCTTTGCTTTTCGTTTTCGGAGAGGAGTCCAGCGACAATTGCTTCGTATTCGATGATGTCTTCATAATCAGGTTTCGGCAGTAGTGCTTTCGTTTTCTCGTTGAACGTCTGCGCGACCACAACCGCACGGTTTGTCTGAGGAGCAGCCTTGAGTGCAAGCCCCGTCGCAAAGGCATTCGCCGACGCCTTGAGCGCGACCTTCTCCTCCACCTTCACCAGCTCCACCACCTTCTGCGCCCGTTGAGGGCCAGAGTTCGCACATCCGCATACCAACAAAACCGCTAGTTGAATCAGACATCTCATTTCCAGAGTTTAGCTGCCACTGCTGCGACTGCACCTGCAACTGCTCCCATCGCTCCAGCCGCTCCCGCTGAACGCCAAGAAGTTTCTTCGAGCTTGGTGATTCGTTCATCGTGCTTCTCAGCGGTGGCTAGGGCGCGGTCAAGCTTGTCGCAGTTGGCAATCTGCCGCTCCTCAATCCGCGCAACCATCACTTCAAGTTTATCGATCACAGATTACCTTTCGGCCATTCAATAACATTAGCAGCAAGCTGGTCAATTGTCTGGCAAGCGTTGATGGCAGATTCAGATAAGTCAGAGACGGAACGGATCGCAGCGCGGTCAGCAAGGGTTTTAGCGTCCACAACCTTGCCAGTCTCCGAGGCGCGGACAACCATCCAGTCAGTGGCGGCAAGCAGACATCCTGCGGCAACCTTCACCTGTGCAATCAACTCAGCCTTCTTCGAGTCCAAGTCCTTCGGAGTTGCAGAGAACGTGCCGTTGCCGTTATCCGTAACCCAGAAGAACCGCTCGTCAGGCCGGGGCTGCTCGACAACCTCAGAGATGCCGATAGCAGCTTTCTCATCCGCGCTGGCGTGACGCAGCCAGTTCGCGGGGTACTGGATGTCAGCGTGAGTAAACGCTGTGTCGGGTGAGATTAACTTTCCGTTTAGTAGGAGCATAAGTTATTTCGCGTTAGCGTATTTAAATGGGGATTCAGCAAAAGCCATGAAGATGTAGGTTAATCCAGAGCTATTAGCCGCTGAAGTGTTCAGCCTGACCTTGAATCCGTTTGAAAGCATATCAACACCGTTCGCGTCTGCCGCATCCGCATCTGAGGTATTGGAGCATAGCGGAGTTACGTTTTCGTTGTTTGGGTACCTAGATGAGTCCCACGTCCTCCAGTTGTTTCCACCACCAGAAGCGTTCTTCTGCATAACAAACCGTGGCCTAAACCCGCAGTCAATAAACGGGCCGTCAGCAGCCCCGTTGCCAGTGTACGACCCAAACTTGCTGAACCCAGCAACGTCTGCCCAGAGGTAGGCGACATAGGAATCGCCGGATTCATTAACCGTTTGATTGCTTGAGCTTCCATTTTGCAAGCGAAACGTAGAAGAGGTATGAGCAGTTCCAATTCCACCATAAGAAGTACCTGAAATAGCAAAGCTGGCCGAAGTATCAAAATACATATTGTGGCCAGAAGTCATGCTCGTATGCCAGAGGCTCCAGTTGTTATTAACTCCGTTTGAGCTACGGTCTTTTACGATTATGAATTTAGGGGCAACACCAAGAGAGTGCGCCACATCGCGGTTACTGGCTATGTCGCCAGTGTACGTCACAATGTCAAACCCAGCAGACACAGACTCATCCCAGCACCAGCCAACGTAGGTCGCAGCCGATGTGTTAACTTTAGCGAGGGTGTTAACCGTGAACCCAGTTGCGTTAAATGCCGTGAGTCCGGCATCGGATGTCGCCTCCACGTCGGTATTGTTCGACTCAAGCCGTGCTTGCGATCCGCGAACGCTGTCGTACAGGGCGTGGTTGGTGGACACAGAGCGCGACTTAATCCATACAAGGTCAGGGTTGAATCCTAATCCCGTAATTGACTGGCTGCTTCCCGTTCCCGTGTAGAGCTTCGCATCAAACGCCGTGCTGGGAAGGACGATGGTTGGAGTAGATAGGTTCTGGACGCAGAGTGCTTTGTAGCCGGAAGGGGCTGTGTAGGTGAAAGCGCGTTGGCCGAAGTTAGATGATGTGGCCCCAGTAAGTACATAAGGAAAAGGCTGGCCTACGACAGCAGCCGATATTGTTGTCCATGACGAGCCGTTAATGGTTGATTCAAGTGTCGTCGTTGACGATGCGTACCTAAATCCCCTAGTCACGCCAGATGCAATAGCGGTGGTATATGCTGTTCCAGCGGAGTTAATGATTCCTCCAGCCGCTGTAGCACTTGCTGTGGATTCCCAGTACCAACTACCAGATGTGATGTCGAATGTTCCTTGCGCTGCCCCTGTAGCGTCCAGGTTACCATTGGTGATCCCTGACGCGCTTGGGATGATAGAGTTTAGCGTACAATAATTCCCCCTCACCTCGCCACCCGCGCCTGTATCGCTCCCATACTGCGTCGGCGTGTCAGTTAGGGAGTCGTTGCCAACGCCAGCAGTGACGCTCAGGTTAGTAGGTGTGAAGTTGTTGCCGTTGCCGCTGCTGTCAGCCCCTAGAGTAGCCGCTGTTGCCGCCGAGTTGTCGGAGAAGTTGAGCTTGAAACCAGTAGTTCCGTAGGCTCCTGAGTATAGCTTAGGAACCCACTGTCCAGTGGTAGCATCCGTCTGTGCAAAGTCAGAAGCAGTCAGCGCGAGATTGTTTACAAGGTGAGCATCGGCTAAGTAGCTGTTTAAGTAGTAAGAAGTAGCATTTCGCGTTCCAAATGTATGTGCCGCAGCAGCCCCAATGCTGGAAGCATAGCTCAGAGACGGGTAGGTGGACGCGCTAAACGACGTAACCTGCGACCCGTTTACATAAATCTTTACTCGGTCAGAAGCAGTAGCTTGAGCCGAATCAAACGCAACAACTATGTGCATCCAAGCAGAAAAGTCCCTGTAAAGAGCCGATGTTGTCAGGTGAAAAGCTCCACCATCATTATCACGGAACGACAATCCTTCAGTTCCAGACAATAACGATTGGAAACTTATTCCATCCCTTGCTCCGCCAGAAAATATCATTCCCGGATTGGATGGATGCAACCCTCTCTTAGCCCAGCAGCTAAAAGTCCACTTCAGCAAACTGCCTGCCGTCCCCATAGTTCTCGTCAGATACGCCGAGTCTGCGCTGTTAAACCTCAAGCTGCGACTCACCTGATAAGCAGTAGTAGCCCCGCCAGCTAAAATAGGTTTTGTTGCGTTAGGTAAGCTCATCAGGAAAGGTTAGCAATCATCTGGCAAGTGATGCGAGTGGAGGAAGTGACGAAGAACACCAGCACATCTTGCGCGGCAGCAGCGGTAGATAGGGTTGGGGCTGTCCCTCCAGCAAAGTCCCAGTATGAACCGTAAGCGAGGGTGCGCGATCCGGTGCCGTCTTGAGTAATCGTAATAACTCCGCTCTGTCCCGCAATAAGTCCGGTAGGATTAGCAAGCGTTCTGTTTCCGGCCAGCGTCACCGAGAAGTTGTTTGCAGCGGAAAAGTCTGGGGTGATAGTCGCACCGTCAGTGAGTGCGGAAATGTTGGATGCAGAGTTTCCTGAGACAAAAAACTTAGTTGTGGGACTCGCAGTGCCAACACCAACACTGCCGCTGCTTGTTGCAAGGCTAGACCCTATCGTAGATGACAGCGACGTAAATGCACCAGTAGAGGCCGTAGTCGCACCAACCGTGCCGTTAATGTTGATGCTCGCTGTGCCGGTAAGATTCGTGACTGTGCCGCTTGAGGGTGTTCCAAGTGCGCCACCACTGACCAGATTCCCGCTTGCCGTGCCGGTTAGGGCTGCTGTAATAGTCCCCGCAGTAAAGTTGCCAGACGCATCACGCGCAACAATTGCGCTAGCGGTGTTTGCTGATGCTGCTGTTGTTGCTGAGTTGCTAACTTTGGAGGCAGTAGAAATTGTTGCCAGCTTGGTATCTGCAATAGCGGCAGCGGCGTTAATGTCTGCATCAACGATTACTCCAGCAGCAATCGCGGTTGCATTGCCGGAGCTTGTGACATCGCCTGTGAGGTTCGCGTTGGTAATTACTGTTGCAGCGTTGCCAACGCTGGTCACACCGCCTGTGAGGTTGGCGTTGGTGATTACCGTAGCGGCATTTCCAACACTCGTCACGCCACCAGTAAGGTTAGCGTTAGTTACTACAGTCGCGGCATTGCCAACGCTGGTCACACCGCCAGTGAGGTTGGCGTTGGTAATTACGGTTGCAGCATTGCCAACGCTAGTCACACCGCCTGTGAGGTTCGCGTTTGTCGTGACATTGCCAGCGGTTAAGCCGGGCGCAGTGCCAGTGACGTTAGTCATCACGCCTGACGCGGGAGTTCCTAAAATTGCGCCGTTCCCTAGTGTAGCCACTCCGGTTACGCCAAGCGTGCCGGAAAATGTACCCGTAGTAAACGCGCCAGTCGCAGCCGTCGTCGCACCGACAGTCGCGCCATTAATCGTGCCACCCGTGACAGCGACAGCCGAAGCAGCCTGCGTAGCCATCGTGCCAAGTCCAAGGTTGGTCCGGGCGGTAGCAGCAGTAGGAGTTAACTCGGCGAGATTGTTGGCAGCGAGCAAATCGCCACCGCCAGAGATAGCTACCCACGAACTGTCGCCTCGAAGGAAGTTAGCAGAAGATGCTGTGCCAGAGCCGAGTCGCGCAGTTGCAACCGTTCCTGAAACAATGTCTGCCGCTGCGTGTGTGTGAGAGGTTGCGGCAAAGTCCCCCGTGTTACTAGTTGCAGCAGTGCCAAGGCCAAGGTTGGTTCGAGCATTAGGCGCAGTGGATGCTCCAGTGCCACCATCTGCTAGAGCTAAGTCGGTGATTCCCGTAATGCTGCCGCCTGTGATTGCGACAGACGAAGCAGCCTGAGTGGAGATTGTTCCAAGGCCAATGTTCGTTCTCGCGGTAGATGCCGTAGCAGTCAACTCCGAGAGGTTGTTTGCAGTGAGCAAGGCACCGGCTGCGGTAACTGATGCCCAAGTGCTATCGCCTCGCCAGAACGTCCCAGATGTAGCTCCTGTCCCGGAATTAAGATTGGTGACAGGAAGATTGCCTGTCACACCACCCACACCAGATGCAGCCAAGTTAGCCGCAGCAGCAGTCCCCGTCGTGTTCTGGTTCAGCGTTGGGAATGTGCAGTTAGTCAACACACCCGCACTCGGCGTCCCAATGTTCGGCGTGGTCAGCACTGGGCTTGTGGCAAACACGCTTGCGCCAGACCCAGTTTCGTCAGAGAGCGCAGTCGCCAGTTGCGCCGAGGTAAAGCTGCCCAGCACAGCAGCGTTACCGGAGGATGTCACATGACCCGTTAGGTTGGCGTTGGTAATTACTGTAGCGGCATTGCCTACGCTCGTCACACCACCAGTAAGATTCGCGTTCGTGATAACCGTTGCTGCGTTACCCACGCTCGTCACACCGCCTGTGAGATTCGCATTAGTAATTACAGTTGCCGCATTGCCTACACTGGTCACACCGCCAGTTAAGTTTGCATTCGTGATTACGGTTGCAGCATTGCCAACGCTAGTCACACCGCCTGTGAGGTTAGCGTTGGTAATTACGGTTGCCGCGTTGCCGATACTAGTGACTCCACCCGTAAGATTCGCGTTGGTCGTGACCGTGGCTGCATTGCCAGTAATGTTCGTCTGATCGCCCGTATTAGCTCCTGACACCGTTGTAGTGCCAGTAACAGCTAGGGTGGGAGTTGACGCTCCAGAAAGAACTACAGTGTTGATAGTAGTGAATGCACCGCTGGAAGGAGTCACTGAGCCAATCGGACTCGGAGCAGAAAGAAGCTCTCCAGCCGTAATCTTCTTTGTGGTGCCGCTCGCCGCTTGCGTTGTGTCGCTTACGTCAACTGTTACGAGCAAGTCGCCAGAAGCGATTGTGGCGAGTGCTGTTAGTGCGGAAATTTTCTTGTCAGCCATAAAAAAAGGTTACCAGCCCCATGCGGTTTTAATTTGTTTCTTGGAATATTTACTGGAGAACCGGCTACCACTTTCGCACTCACGCTTGTAGTAGCCTTCTTTGACTTTCTCGCTCATCCCCTGTTCCTTCACCGAGCCGGTCGAGAAGCTACCCATGCTCATCAAACGCTTCCAGCCTTTAGGGATAACGGTTTGGCTGCTCTCGACAATCTCTACAATCCCGCCATTAGGCATTTCATATTCGCGGATTGGCATAGATTATTTTGTCGATTTGCTTCCGCTGCAATGCCACTTTTTGCGGGACAGATTGTTTGGAGAGTTAGGGTCGCTTTTCCAGTCGCCCTTGATTTTAGCTGAACGAGCGCAGTAAGCGTCACCCTTAGCTGTCCCCGGCCTGATTCTGTCTCCACCGTCTTTTGCTGCACCAGCCTGACCGTACTTGACAGTTTTAGTCCGACCCGTCTCAGGGTTTTTAACTATTTTAGTAAATCGCTTTTCCATAGCTCAATAAGCAGCAGCATCTTCATCTTCCTGCATAGCTGAATTAAGAAGAGCGTCTCTCTCAGACATTGCGTCATCAACCAGAGATTCTCCGTTCACAGAAGTAATCTCAATCTCAGCCATGTCTCCGTCGATGGAAGACACAATTCCTTCAACCTCACTGAGCGTGAATGAATCGCCAGCAGCAGGGCTACCCGACTCGCCGGACTCATCGAAACCAGCTAGAGCAGAAACGGGTACCTTGATTGGCATAGGCTATTACTCCATGTAACCGGCTTCTTCGTCAACCTTCTTCGCCATATCCATCATCTCTTCGCGGTCGCCGCCTTCTTTATCCATGTACTCAGCTTCCTGTCCATTTACGGATTGAATTTCGACATGAGCCATATTCCCCTTGATGGAATCGACACGTCCCATGACGTTCTCGAGCTGGATGCTGTCACCGACTTCTGGAGCCATAGACTCTCCGCCTTCGCTGGAGCCAGACAATGCTGAAACGGGAATCATAATCATACAAGGACACGCTTTCTTCTTGGAAGTTTTGTCACCGCCCATACGGGCGGGGCTACCTGCCCCGCCCGTGACGATAACTACTGTTACGCCTTTATCGTGCATAACTAGCTCGCTAGCTATTAGGCCGCGTAGCCGGACTTGCTGCGGAACACGATGTAATACGTCGGGTTCAGGCGCAGAGCCGTCCAGTAGGACTTAAAGCCCACAGTGACGGTCTGGTTGAGCGGATCAGACTTGTCAGCCGAGTCCGTGATGATGACCTTAGGCGACATCGGGCTGTCACCAGTGAGCATCGGAACGCCGTACGCATCGCCGCCGAGGAACAGGCTGGTGTAGATGTCCGCACCAGCAGCGAGGTTGTTCGTGCCAGCGGTGGAGTACACATAGCGGTCAGCAGCAGTGGCAGAGCCAACGCTGATGAACGGGTTCGTGGTTTCGACGAAACGCACACCGTAGATAGAACCAATTTCGCCCTTGTACAGAGCGGAAGGGTTGCTGTTCTTCGCAGCGTCGAGCCAGTCGGTATCACGCTGGAGATCGCGGGACACTTGAGGAGCGATAACGCCAACATACGAGCCGCTGATTTCAGGAGCGCGATTGATTTTCAGGTTCGTGACCGCATCCAGCACATCCGCAACGCTCATCTTCGAGGTCGAGGCCGTATCGCTGTTGAGGGCCGAGTAGCTGGCCGCGCCGTTAGCATAACGCTCGGTCAGGGTGTCGCTGTTGTCGAGAGGAGTGCCTTCAACCGCAGTGCCGCCGACGTTGGAGCCGACGAGGATGTTGCGGGTGATGGTATCGAAGTGCAGAGCGGCATCTTCGCCGGTGGACTTCGACGCCTGTTCCATCGCGTTGAACAAGCCAGACGCAGTGAGGATGTCGGTAAGACCGATAACCTGACCGTACTGGGAGAGGCTCTTCGTGATGCTGGTGAGCGAGAGGGCGCGATAGTTAGCCGACGTAATCGCAGTGCCTTCCGTCAAGGCCGCAATACCGGAGGTGCTAGGCACACCGAATCGGAACATCGTGATGCTCTTGTTGCCATTTTGCTTAGGAAGCGCAGCTTTCTTAGCGAACTGGTCGAGGACGAGGGCTTGAGTCGCGTACTTGAGCAATTCCTTGCTGAAATAAGCTTGGTACTGACCGCTGAGTGTAGAACTAGTCGTGACTGCCATAATGTTTTATCTCCAAGTTGAGGCTACGTCAGCGCATGGTGCGATCAAACTCATCCGCAGAGGCCATGAGACGTTTCCGTTGCTCTTCTTGTGAGAGCTTGTCAAACGCCTTCTCGCCCTGCGGCTGTTCCGTCGCAACACCGCCACCGATAGCCAGTTTTTTCTGGTATTTGCCTAGCTCCTCGCGGAGTTTGGCGTTTTCTGCTTGAGCCGTCTCGTAACCTCGGCCTTTTCTGCCAACAGACACAGCTTCGTAGGCGTAACTGAGACCATCCGGGTCTTTCGTCAAGAGAGGATACTTTTGAAGCAAGTTCATCACCTGCTTGTAGGTATCGCTGGCTTCGTTCTTCAAGTCCGGGTCTTTCTCGGCGAGCTTAGTGTAGTTGTTAAGCCATTTCTGGTTGAACTCCTGCGCTGCTCTCTCCTGCCTGCCTTGACTCTCTAAGGATTGTAGCTTTCCAGCCTTGTCCCGAGCCATCTTAGCAAGCTCATCGTCCCCGTCGTTGTCGAAACGCCTTGCTGCGTCCTCGTAATCCTTGACCGTGTGACCCTTTTCGTCTCGAAACTCGGAATTAGGCTGCGCTTTTGCCTTAGTGAACTCATCCCTCTCGCTTCGGAGTCGGGACTGCTCAGAGCTAAATGCTTCGCGCTCCTTTTTCAACGCCTCTTTATCAGCGTTGAGTTCGTTCCAAGTCTTTGACTTACGCTCTTCGTTCGCCGCCCATTTGCTTTTAGGCTTTGATTCCTTTGGCGACTCACCTTCTTTTACTTCACTGACAGAAGAACTCTCAGTCTCCTTCTCAGGTTGAGCATCTGGCTTTGAAGGTTCGTCATCGGATGCCTCCGAGACTTTCTCTTCTGATTTAGATACCTTTTCGGCACTAAACTCACCAGTTGCGTCGTGCGCCTCGGCGTCAGCCAAGAGCGATTCCCGTGTCGGAGCTACTTGTTCTTCCATTTTTACTATGTGCTAATCTCGTCCGCAGGTCGCACACCCTGCGTCCGTCAACTTGGGACTCTTTACTCACTTGGCCGTCGAGTCCCGACCTCGACCTAGTGAAATTATTCGGCTTCGCTATCTGAAACCTCAGTTAGAGATTCGATAAACGATACGCAGCCTCGAAAACCATTAGCATAACCAACCTGTCTGTCAACGCTATTTTCACTTACGAGCGCAGAAGCTTGCTGGCGGATGACTCCGTTCAATAACGTCGCTTTCAATCGCGCACCCGCTCTGCTCTTGAGGAACAGCTTGAGAGCAATCGCATCCTCATTATGCCATTCTGGGCAATCTATCCAGGCTTGATACTTGGAGTACTGCCACATTGCTTTTAGATGACGAATCATTTCATTTAACCTTGTTGCTGCATGAACTGTGCAATCTGCTCCTCAGAGATGCCAAGCTTGAGAGCCGCTTGAATCAGTTGTTCAACTGGAATCCCCGCCTTGATAGCTTCCTGAACAATCTGTTCAAGAGTCATCCCGCTTTCCATTGCGGCCTGAATCATCTCAGGAGTAATTTGAAGTTGTTTCTGTGGCGGTGCTTGCTGGGGTGGAGCCTGCTGCGCTTGAGCCTTCTGGCTTTCCTTAAAGAAGTTGCCAATCTCCTTACGCATCTTGCGAGCCGCATTCGCGTCAAGTTGCTCGAAGCCTTTAAGAAGACCGTCGATGCGTTCCATGATGCGTTGAGCACCTTCTTCTGGTAGCTGCTTGCCGGTGCTGGCAGCGTTCTGCACATACTGCATCAGCACCCCGAGACGTGTCTGGTAATCTTCGCCTTGCTTAACTCGGATAGGCGCACCAATCAACATCGCAGGTATCGAACGCATCTCGTCCTCGGACTGGTCTTGCATCTTCTCGTTCGGATCTTTAAACACGCGCTTAATGAGCGAAGGGTCATCCAGTTCGAGGATGGACTTGTCGAGTTCCGCTTGGTCAATCCAAGGTGATTGAGCAAAGATTTGTTTCCGTTGCACAGCTTTCTGCATCAGGAACTGTTTGCTCACCTGATCAATGCCGCCCTTAGGTTCAAGGAAGTATTCGTCGTGCAAAGCTTCTGGGTCAATCTCCATCGAGTCTTGCAGATAACGGAACTGCAAATCTTTCTTGTCGTACTGGAGATACAATCCCCAAGCCTGCTTGTAGAGTTCGCCTAACGCGATGCGGAACAGTCGCGCCCGAAGGTCGCCTGTCTGGGCAGTCTGAGCGTTGATGGCCTCGATTTCCGTGGCCGTACGGCGATTGGTTGTGTTGACTACCTGTCCCATACCGTAATCGGGATTACCGATACGTTGCTCTGCCACTTGGCGAACGCTGGTCATCTCTTGGTCAAAAGAGATTGGAGGTTGCGGAGATTGGACTGGGGCAACACCGAAAGGGAGAATCTGTCCGGGCATCATCCGAATGTTTGTGCTGTTCGGAATGTCACGTTCAGCGCGGAACATCGGCTTGTTAAACAACGCCATTGCATCGTGCTTATGATTCCAAGTATTGCACAAGCTCATCTCGTAGGGGGCAAGAATCTCGCACACACCGCGAGGAGAATACCAACCCTTGTCCTTAACCTCGTAGCAATAGTCAGCAAACGGAACCTTGCCGTGGTCGTACGGAAGCTCCATCGGATCGCGCAAGTCTGTGTCAGGATCGTTAGGGCTGTAGGTTGAAACAGTCCACTTCATCCCCTGTCGCTCGTACACTTCCCACACGATAATCTTTTCACCTTCAGTATCGTGAGTGATACCTTCGCGGGTCTGCTTGGTCTGACGCTGCTCGCTATCTGTGCCACTCTCCGAATCGCCACTGCCCTTAATCTTCTTAATCAACTCCTTGTTGGTATCGTATCGGCCACTAGAAATGTATGCAGCCTCACTCATCGGCATCACATGAACAATGCGATCTGCGCTCTGCAAGTCTGTGGTGTAACTCGGAACAATGATGAACATCGGATTGATGGCATCGAATCGAACCTGTTTACGTTCCACATCCCAGAAGCACTTCATCACTGCTCTGCCGGCAACCAAACCATTATCAATCCAAGACAACGCTTCTGTGGCGAGGTTGGTCTTTTCCTTAATCTTAAAGTCGAACCATTGCTCCGCAGTAGTCGTGAATGACGCAAGCTGTTGCCGCATTGGAATGAAGGAACTCACCACATCCATGCCGACAATCTGCTGGAAAAGAATCGGCTTAAGCTTCTCGATATTTGTATCGATGAGAGGCCAGTGAAGGTCGGCGGCATTGGGCCATGGCTTATTCTTTCGGCGCAGACCGTTGTGCCGCATCTCGTACCACATCACCTGACGCTGCTCCCAAGCAGTGCGCTTGTTCAAATCCTCTAGGATTGCGCTATGCAGCTTGTTCCGTTTCTCGTTATCGGCCATAAATTTAAAAGGCTCCCTGCGTGTTCAAATGAGGCCAAAACGCTTCTCAACGCAAAAGCCTGTCAGTGGACATCCCACCGCTCTATGCCGTCAGGGAACAAATCCTTTGAACTTGTAACTCTCAAATCTTAGATTGACAAGAACTATCCGCACCAAGCTCCCGCAAGTTCTGCTGTCTCTCCCTGCATATCCATATCTGTCTGTTCCTTAATCAATGAGAAAAGTGAACGACCACCTGACCCTCGCTTCATTGCGCCTGTCCCGCATGAGATAGCTCCGACAACTGCATCTGCTCTATCCGGTGAACCTAACCCTCTCTGACGCATCTCATCCTTCGGTTCTGCCATGAGTTTGCCTCGGATATTTGTCTTAGCTCTGCGTGTGGTAAGTTGTGTGAACAGAAGCTCGTCTTGCGGCAGGCGTATGTCATTCTTCTCAATCTGTCTTGCTGCATTGAACCAAAGCTCTGAGCCTCTATTAGCGAACTGATCGTCGTTGTAGGCTCTGTCTCCGTTGTTCACCCTATGAACATCGTACCCTGCTTCCCTAAGCATATCGCACATAGGAATGCCCATGCCACCGGCATCCGCGTATATCTCATCTGCTTTTAGGTTTTCTTTCTTGAACTCAACAATGAAGCGTCCGATGGCCGAGACTGTATCTCTGTCACGCCATGATGTAAGAACTTTAATGTCGTTACCCACCCGCAACGCGAACACGTTCTCGTCACCGCCTGCTGCAAAATCACAGAAAGCAGCGCGTCCGCCGGGTTCAATGTCCGGCAACTTTGACAACGCCTTTTGTAACGTCTGCGGTTGGATGATGAGGGCTTCGTTGCTGCCGTCCATGAACTCGCCATAAATCATGCTCCTAATCAGTGGATGACCTGACCCCCATTTCTCAATCTGTTGATCAATCCATTCCTTACTCAGATGCGGACAATCAAATGCTGTGACTGTGAATGTCTGCCATAACGCAGCCTCTTTCGTGAACGCCTTGTAGAACGCTCCAGAGGTTGAGCCGGGGCTGCTCATCATCAGCAACCTACTTGGCTGACACCTCTCTATAGCTTCAAAGATTGCATCTGGAACTGTCTTAGCTTCATCAACAATCATCAGCAAGTTCTCGCTCGGCCCTTGCTTGTGCCAGCCCTCAAACTTCCCTGCGTCATTCGTCGAGAACCCAATCGCTCTAGCTCCATTAGTGTATCGCAGTTCACTTGAGAACACTTCCCATCCTGCCTCTGCTCCGCCTAGTCCTGTCACATACTTCCTAATCCTCGGCCAAAGCTGGTCTTCCACTTGCCGATACACTCCCGCCGTAGATACCACTAGGGATTCTGGAAAGCGTAGGAGATGCCAAACCACAGCAGCAGCAGCAACGATACTTGTTTTACCTGACCCATTCGCTGCCTTGAGAGCAACCCTAGACCCTTTCTTGTTCAATGCTCCCAACACATCTTTCTGCCATTTGTACGGGACAAAGCCTAGGAATAGTTCTGGGAAGTTTTCTAACTGAAACTTACCGTCTCCAACCCCTAACTGTTGCGTCAGTTCTTCCCCTGCTTTCTTCTCCTCTTTCTTTGCTCTCTTCGCTTCATCTGCCGCAATCTTCTTCGCCTTCTCTTTCTCGTCCATCTCAACCTTGAGGTTCGCATTCCGCACTGCCCTAGCTCTCCCCATCTGCGCCACACGTCTAGCCCTCAAATCTAATCTCAACCGTTCACGCTCCGCTATCTTCTCTTTCCCCGTCATGTCATCCCATTGCTTCGGGACTCCAACTGGAATCTTCTCTTCCACCTAGTTCCTCTTGATAATTGCCAGCTTCTCCGCTCCCATACTCAATGCCTTCAACACAGCCGGTGTCACAGTCAATGTCTGGTTCCCACCTACCTTAGACGCTTTAACCTCCTTCGCCTCTACCGCACTCAACCCATACACTCTCTCCAACAAGAACGCTAAAGCCTTCACATCCCCACTCTTCATCTTCATCAACTCCAATACCCTAGCCTGTTCCCTTGCCTGTGCCTGATTCAACTTCATCGACAACCCTTCATCCCCCCTCATCAATGCCTCTAACCTTACCCATTCCACCCCCGCATAGTCAGCCGCTTGCTTGATAGGAAGTGACTTGCTGATCCCCATCAACACTTCCCTCTCCTCTACCTCACTCAATCCTTTGTGCTTTGCCATATCCTTACTTGTGCCTTGGGTACGTGACTTAGGCAAGAGTTTAAATGTGTGTGTGCGATTTGGGAGGGGTATATATTAAACCCACCCGCCCGTGGGTGGTCGTCCACCCCCCGTCGCCCCTTGCCAATGTCCATTCGTCGTCGTCGTCGTCCCGTCCACTCACCTGGTCACCTGGTCATCTGTTCGTCTGGTCACCTTGTGCGGTCACCTTGTTGCCTTGTTGCATGGTTGCATGGTTGCATGGTCATCGTCTGTTCGCCCGGTTCATCGTCTTGCAGCTGCTTCGCTTCACCCCTCGTTTTGCGCCATTCCCTTTCCCGCTATTCACCCTTCCAAAATTCATTCACTGCGGTGAATCTCTGCCTGTTTTGCGGGATCGTTTCAATCATTACTTTTGGTTTGGAAAGTTTAGCAAGATGGTCAAAACGTGTCGAGACAAAGCTTTTTCTTTTTATTCACAACAGGCAAGCGGGCATTGATGAAAACGCATTCTTGAGAACCCTTGCGAAAATAAATGAAGAAAAGATGTTGCAACCTTTTTCAGACGTGGTATCGTCTTTGCAATCGGTGACACTACGTCGCCGCAATGGAACCAAAACTATGACCGCTAAAATCAAATCCCAAAACCGCATCCCTGCAACTCCTGCTCCTGCTCCTGCTCCTGCTGCTCCTGCTCCTGCTGCTGCTCCTGCCGATACCGTCCCCGATACCGCTCCTTCGGCGCAATCCGTGTCAGATGCACGAGCCATCCTGCAACTCGTCGCCGCCGCCGATACCGCCGCCGCCGCCGTGCGCCTCGCCGAACGTGCTGAATTAGTCGTTCGCGCGGCAATGGATGGCGAAACACGGTTAGACTTCAAATCGGCATGCTCGTCTCTCGCCGCCTCACTTGGCCGTGAAACACTCACGTCCGCTCACGTCGCCGCCGTTCGACTCGCCGAGCAGACCGTTTTGCGCGAACGTACCGCAACATTCTCGACACAACGCATTGTCAGAATCACGGCGGGGCGAGTGAACGTCGCCGCTGGCGAGTTGCGCACTGGCGTCATCTACGCTCGCGTCGCCACGTCGCCAGAGCTAATCGCCCGTATCGGCGAAGAGATTGCCGCCCTCGAATCACGCGCAAAGCTCGCGACGGGCGAAGTGTATTACCGCATCCTCGGGCGAATCGCCGCCCACCGCGCCCGGCTCGCCGATATCTCCGCCTAATGGCGTCAACCTGCCATCAGCAGCGATTGCTGATGGCAGACTTGACGGCATTTGGCCGCCTGTAGTTTGACATAGTCTAACCTCTCATTAGAGTGCGCACCACGCGCTGGATTGATTCCAGAGCGGCGAGGCTAGCGCGAAGGTTGACGTTCGCAGAAGTAGCGGGAAAAGCCTACGCAAGAACCTTGCCCAAAAGCAAAGACGATGCGCGGGAAGAAGCCGACGGCATAGCAAATGGCTAGCCTTCAAATGCGAGGCGAAGGAAAGGCGACACAAGCAAACAATCCATACCACGCACTTACCATATCCACGACTAAACGGCGTTTGAAAGAACCGGGTGAATGGCACAGACGCGGGAACGGATGACAGCAGCATGGCAAAGCTGCAGACGCATAGCAGTCCAGTAATGGATAACGCTAAGGCTCCAACGGGGAATACGGCAACCGACAATCCTTCAGGAAAGTGTCCCTTTCCTTCACGAAATAGATCGCAAACCTATTGCGTGAACGAAGGGAACAGTCACCTTCAAAACAAACCACGGTAAACAAGGAAACAAAACTATGAACATCCTCAACCTCACACCCCACGCCGTCCGCATACTCAGTCCGGACGGAACGGAAATCACCACCCTCCCCCCGAGTGGGGAGATTGCCCGCGTCTCGGTGACGCGGGTTTCCGGCAGCCCCATTGCGGGGTTGCCGGTGTTCCATAGCTCCTTCGGGGCTGTGGTCGGCCTCCCCCCGGCAGTCGAGGGAACGGCCCTCGTCGTCTCCGCGATGGTGCGGAGCGCGTGCCCCGCCCGGCGGGACGTTTTCAGCCCCGGCGAACTCCGTCGGGATGCAGCCGGACAGCCCACGGGCTGCGTCGGCCTGGAGGGGAATTTGTGAGGAGATTGATGGAAGTGTGCTTCCAAACACGGGAGGCCCTGCTTAGGGCTTCACCCGCAATCATCGCCGCAGCCGACGAGGCTGCGACACTCTGGCTAGATGCCAGAGACGGGGCATGCGCCCCGTTCGCCTCTTACGAGGCATGCCGCGCACTATGGGCTGACGACAATCAGCCGATGCAAAAGCGGGTCGCGGCGGAGGCCATCATGGAGGCGGCGCGGATGCTGCCGCTGGAAAAAGCCAAGACTGCGGCGTTGTTCGCACTCAGCAAAGCGTGTGCTTTGCCGGAAGACGGCGACGGTTATGACCGAGGGTCGGGGTTCGGAATGAACTCCGAGGACTAACCAACATGAACACCAACGTATTCGAGGCAGAGAAGGCGGCGTTCGCCGCCTACGAGGCGGCGTACAACAAAGCCGCCGCCGCCAGCGCGGCAGTGGGCATAGACGCCCACGAGCGCGAGGTTATGCGCTCCTACGAGGCAGCCTGCGACGCCGCAAAGAAAGCCTACGACGCCGCGTCCTACGCCGCGTACATGGCAGACGAGGCGTTCCGGCGCGGCTAAGTCGAAACAGGCAGCAGCCCGTCGGTTGGCTTGAGATGCCAGCCCTGATGAGACTCTCCGGCGCACCGACGAACGGTGCAGCAAACGGTAAAAAGGAAACAAAACTATGAACACCAACACCACCACCACCACCACACGGCAGTCGTTCGACGAAGCATACACGCTGCTTAGGAAACTGCAGAAGCAGGGGTTCGGCAACCCCACGCACGAGGAGTGTGAGAAAATGGTGTATTGCCCTCGGGGCGTAGTGTTCTCCAACACTGGGGGCTACGTCTCGTACCAAGACGCCGTCGCCCTCGGCGCGTACGGGATATGGAAAGACAAGGACTTGCAGTCCACTGGTTACACGGCGCGCTGGCCTCAGCACTGGTTCGAAGATGAGGACGGCATGTTGGACGACAAGTTCGTGCAGTTATAAACAACACAACCACAACCAACAATGGAAACTAAAATGAACACCACACAAACTACGCCATTAACAAAACCGAAGAACCCATACCGAATCAGTATCTCAGCAACGCTTGCAATGCACGGAATCGAAGGGCTGGAAGAATGCGACGACTGCATTGTGCCAGCTTGCTGCAAAGAAGGCTGTGAAGTGGAACCGGACGGACGTTGCGAACATGGTTGCCCGTCCATCCTTCTCGCTGCCGGACTAATCTAACCAACAACCAACCAAACCAAACCACAATGAAACTAAATAAGAAATGCAAAATCGAAGCGGCTGTGTCGGATGACGATAGTCGTCTGCCCATCCTCAACCCATACCTACGGGACGGCCACATCTATGCTACCAGCGGCAAGGTTCTGGTCAAAGTGCCAGTGGAAAGGGATGACAAAGATGTGGACGGTCACATCGAGGCAAGCGCACTGGTTGCTGCACGAAAGGATGGCAACAAGAGCGAACCGCTGTTCATGGTTTGCCTCAAGGAGAATCTGGTCATGCACCACATGCAGATGCCTAGAAGGGATGAAGGCCAGTTTCCAAACTGCAACGCAGTCATTCCACAAAACCCAACTGCAACCCATAGCAAGTTTAGGGTTTCAGTGGACGTGAACCTACTCGTTCAAGTTGCGAAAGCAATCGGCACAACGAAGCTCAAGCTTTGCTTTCAAGATAGCAACAGCCCGATATTTGTTTTGCCTACCGATCACCCGGACAATGACGAACTGTACGGTGCGTTGGCTGTCGTGATGCCCATCTTCACTAAGGAATAAAGGAACAAAATGAAAACCAACAACAACTACAACGGAATCAACACATTCTCGCCATCATCCGGCATAACGGAACGCGAGGACATACTCGCTGCACTGCACAGGTTCATCCTCCAGCGGCCCCGGCTGGAGTACGGCAACTATGGCGACCGGAAGGCGTATCGCGCAGAGGTACGCACCATCACCAAACAGCTACACGATGCGCGGCAGCTTCTAGTGCTGGTGTATAGGCGGTCAAGTATCACCGCCGAAAACATCAAGGATGGATTCGGGGCCTACAGTGGCCGTCTATCTTGGGACGGCAAGAGGCTCGACTACTGCACAGGCCAATACTGGCCGACTGAATACAGGGCGGCAGTGTGTGCGGTTCTGGCGCGGGTGCTGTGGGAGTTCTTCCGCGACTGCGCCCCAGCCGACACCATCGTGACCTCCCAATACATACACAACGAAGCCGCCCGACAACTCGGTCGCTCGTTGGCTCGCCGACTCTTCAACTAAACCAAACCAAACCAAACCAAACCAAATGAAAACACAACACACCCCCGGCCCGTGGACGGTCACTGAATGCTGTGACTCCACATTCAGCGTCACTGCGGCACAGTTACAATGGCCAGACCGACCGGACATCCGCGACACGGTAGCCATCTGCCCGTCTCCGAGAGTCAGAGCAGACGCCCTCCTTATCGCTGCCGCGCCAGACCTCCTCGCCGCCGCTCAATCCGCCCTGTCAGCCCTCGAAGCATTGCCGCCCCTCCTGTCGTCCCGTGGAGACCGAAACGAGTCCACGCAGGCCGAACTCCGCGCCGCCATCGCTTTAGTCCAACCAAACACAAAACCAAACCACAACAACAACAACAAATGAAACCAAAATACATCAAGACAGCAGCCATCAAACTCCTCGCCAAAGGTGAGGGCAAACGCATCTCAACCGCAGCGTTGTACATGCTCGACGAGAAAGTAGGACGACTAGTGAACAAGGCTTGCTCCGTACACAACGGCGGCAAGAAGACCATCGATGAAACCGTAATGACCCACATACTATGAACACATACGACGACAGAGAAGAACTGATCCGTGCGCTGGAATGGTTGCACACTGCGGCGTCAGCACACCTCAACCAAGATAGCTCGATGGGTAGAGAGTTAGCAAAGCAGACACTAGAACACGCACTCGACAGGGCGTGGGAGATGCTCGAAGAAACGAAGGGAGAAAGGGAATGAAAGCTATGAAGGAAATGAAGTTCTTCAAGATCACCAGCAGCGGACACATACCGGAACTCAACTGCCCAGAGGTGTTGATGACCGAGAACTACCGCTACACCGTCACGAAGATGCACCCCGACAGCGGCAAGCCGGAGGTTCACTACACAGACAAACGCCCCGTGCCAAGCAGCCGAGTCTGGGGACGTGGGTTCTACGTTTGGGACAACAAGGAGAACCGGCTCGCATGAGTGACCCAACCTGCCCGGACTGCGGCAAACCACTCGACATCAATCTCGGCGAGTTGCCAGAGATTGGTGCGGGATTGCTGGCAATGGTGCTGTGCGATACCTGCGCTGGGATGAGGCGCGACCACGGCAAGCACACCTTCCTGTTCCGCGACGCCATTCAGGGGGCGACGGAAGCGGGGAGGAAGATAGTCAAGCTAGACAAGGTAAGTAAACTCGGACAACTCAACGTAAACCAAAAGGAAGAACTATGGAACCTACAACAGAAGCTGGAACAGAACCTACGCTGGTACCACTCGCACAAGCAGGAAGCGGAGATGCTTGCGACCCGATACCAAGCACGGACGGGGCTGACAATAAAGAGCAATTAACTGTTGACAGCTCAACACAACCTATGGAAACATTGACCATTGAAACAAAACCAAACATCGCAGTCGGCGACCTACTCACCACGCGAGACCTGCAGATACTATTCGGTGTCACCCGCCGCACCATCGAGAACTGGCGTGGGCGCGGCCTCATTAAGTCCGTCAAGATTGGCGGCTGCATTCGATACAGGCGCGAGGACGTGAACACGATAGGCGCATAACCCTTCACTACAAACCACAAACCACAAACCAAAATGAAACCAAAAGAAATGAAACCACTAGACCCACAACAGATAACGGCAGTGACCTTCCACGAGGCACTGCTCTCGGCACAATCGGAGATGCGGAACCCCGAGCTTGACTCGGTGAACCCGCACTTCCGCAACAAGTACGCCAGCTTAACGGCGTTCCTGCATGCTGTGCGACCTGCGCTGCACAAGCACGGCATCCTGTTTGCTCAGGATCTGACAACGACAGAGACAGGAGTGTCCTGCACAACCATCCTCACGTTCATCACGGGTGAGGAGGTTCGATACGGCCCGTTCAACGTACCGGCATCGCGGATGGATGCTCAAGGCATCGGCTCTGCTGCCTCGTACGCAAAGCGGTACACCATAGGCTCGGTGTTCGGGCTGGTCGGCGAAGTGGATGACGACGGCAACGAGGCGACAGGCAACCGCAATGCTGCGCCAACAGTAGCAGCCAAGCCGCTGTTCAAGAAGGCTCCTGCACCTAACGAATCCGAGAAGGCAGCGGATGCTCTCGGTCTGCTGATGGCGAAGGACAAGGTGCATGCCGACTTGGTGAGGGGGTTCCTTGAAAGCAAGAACAGTTGGCCGAAAGACTGCGCTCGCATCTCCAACCTGCCGGTCAACATCCTGACGCGGTTGGTTGTCCCAGATGTGTGGACTGAGGTGAAGAACTTCGTGCTGCCGCCAACGGAACTTAACCCGTAACCGTATGGAAAATGAAACTGAATTGAAAGACGAGCGTAACGGTAAGCCGTCTGCATCCTCAATCGAGCGGCTGTCTCTCTGCGCTGGCTCGTTCAACATCTGTGTCGGCATCAAGGAGACCACATCCTCTGCTGCTGAACGCGGTAATCGCATCCACGCTATCCTAGCTGGAGATAAGGTGGAGAATCAAACAGCGGACGAGAAGGCATCCGCTGCTACCTGCACTGAACTCGCAGAGAACGTCATCGAGACTACCATCGGCGTCCCTGTAGGAGATTGCGACGAGGTATGGCGCGAGCATCGGCTCTGGTCTGCTGACCTGAGGTTCAGCGGCAAGCCTGACCTAGTGGTCATTGAAGGGATGAACGCGCTCATCGTTGACTACAAGACCGGGGGCGGAGCGGTTGCGTCCGCGTCTGAAAACATCCAGCTACGCGCACTTGCGGTGTTGGTCTTGCAGAACACAAGCCGAAAGCTGGACACGATAACCGTCTGCATCATACAGCCAATGGCCGCACAACGAATCACAGTCTGCTCGTACAGCAGGGCTGACCTAGTGATGGCAACGGATGAGGTGTATGCAATCATTGCAGCAGCAGAGGATCCCAACGCTGTGAGGCAAGCTGGCGTTACGCAATGCAAGTATTGCCCCGCAAGAACTCGTTGCCCTGAAGCTGGCGCAGAGGTTAAGGCACTAGCCGTGACGCTGGAAGACAGCATGGTAACGCAACTGACAGTCGCGCAGCTTGAGGTTGCTCTCGATAGATGCGACCAAGCCGAGTCAGTCATCGAAGCTATCCGCGAGGAAGCGAAGGCAAGGCTCCAGTTCGGTGAAACTATCGCTGGCTGGCGATTGAAGCCGGGTGTCGAGCGTGAAACCATCAGGGACGCAACCACTGTGATGTCCCGCTTCCTCGCGGAAGATGGCACAGAAGCGGCGTTCTTAACGACGGTGAGTGTTGGCAAGGGTGCGCTCAAGGTGAAGCTTGGCGAGGCCACAGGGCTTAAGGGCAAGCAACTGGATGCCAAGATGGACGAGTTGTTAGACGGTTGTGTGGAAGTCAATGTAACAAAACCTAGCCTAGCTAGGGAGAAAGGAATGAAACTATGAAACAAACAGAATACAAATCAAGGGGAGACGGGCAATCGCAGTGCAACAGGATACTCAGAACACTGCTCGGAGAGACTGGGAGATGGGTGTCGATGATAAGCCTCTGGCGCGTGTCGGGTGCTATGGCAGTTCACTCGCGCATAGCTGATCTGCGGAAGCGTGGGCATGGGATAACGCAGAAGAGTCTGCGAGTTAATGGCGTTGTCCATAGCTACTACAAACTGGAGAACATATGAGCATCGAAGATATTAAAATAGTTGAGGCGATGTTGAAGTATGGAGGCGGCTTTGCCAATGCGTTAGCCAAAGCAGCTATGCGCGCTGACAAAGACAACCTCAAACGAATCAAGGGGTGTTGGCCGGAACTATGGGATGAATACGCGAAGCTGGTCGTATTCTATAATCGCAAACCACAAAGCAAGGAGGTTGTATGAGCAAGGACGGAACACTGCCGCCGGGAACAGAACATCATCATGTAGATTCCAGTACTCGCTTCGTTGCTGACTGGGCGTTCAGCGGGGTGGAGCCGGACGCTTGCGAACACTGCCTCGAAGACCTGAAGGGCGACGAGGTGGAGACTGGGATGTGCGACCACTGCGCGGTGAAGCACTTCCGTGGACTGTTCTTCAACCTAAAGAAGAAGACGCTCAATGAAGCCTAACGAACAGACACCCATCAAAGACGCGATACACCTAACGTGTGCTGCGTTCCTTTCAACCCTGTTGGTAATCGTAACCATTCCTTGCCTCCCCTTCGTGTGGCTTTGGAATGTCATAGTAAACAACGAAGAATAGGAAACAAAACGTATGCCCCAAATCGAACACAACCATCCCGAAGGTAAGCGCGAGTATGTCCAGAAGGATATGACCGGCTCACTCTTCATCAACCGCAACAAGTCAAAGGACACTGCCCCCGACATGACCGGGGACGTGACCATCAACGGTAAGAAGTGGCGCATTGCCGCTTGGAACAAGACGAGCAAAGGCAACACCCAGTATCTAAGCCTTAGCTTGAGCGAGCCACTGCCTCCGCGTGAGGGGAGTGGGCAGGTGGTGACACCCGAAGCCACTGTCGGTTCACTGATGAAGGAGCTTAGTGCTATCACTGGCGGCAAGAAGGATGATGGACAGAACATCCCGTTCTAACTAACTGGGGGCTGGCGGGTAATCCCGCTGGCTCCCAACTACAAAATGAAAACCAACTCACACAAGAAACACGCGCTAATACTCGAACGGAACAAGGAGTTTGAAAGTGTCATCCTCGCCGTGTGCAGCGCATTCCACATCACCAAAGAAGAGTTCTTCTCTCGAAGAAGGCTTGAGCCTATGGCGTCTGCAAGGTTCTGCTACTGGCACATCCTTCAGAGGGTTCACAACATGGGGCTGTCTCAAATTGGAAGGTTGACCGGATACACTCACGGCTCAATATTCCACGGGATTAACTGTGTAAGAGATGACTTGAGGACTGGCAACAGAGCGTTCCATTCTCGGTTCACACTTATCGCCAACGAAATCGGACTCAAAGGATATCATGAACTACACAAAGGAATGGCTGAGAGCGTATGAAGAAAGACAAGCCAAAGCAGTTCGAGCATACTGGCGCGGATTCCAAACCCACGAAGCTAGTAGTTTACGGCCCACCGATCCCAAGCCTCAACCGACTGTTCTCGATGGGGCATTGGCAGAGGAAGAAGTTGAGGGACGAGATACACGCCGCCGTGTCACAGTCACTAGCTATCGCGTCCGGCTCCTCGACCAAGACAACCTCTGCATCAAGTATCACATCGACGGACTCCGATACAATGGCATCATCGAAGACGACACTACCAAACACATCGTTATTACCGAGCGTCAAGTCCAAGTCGCCACGCGCAAAGAAGAGCGCACAGAAATAGAAGTGGTATGAACCAAGCAGATAAAGTCATCCTCAAGACTTGGCAGTTGTGCGCGGTCAAGATGTTGCATGACCCGTCCGCCTCTTCGTCCGAGCTAGAGTCTTGCGCCATTGCGCTAAGGCGTGACGCTCCTAAGCTAGCCAAACAGTGTGACGAGGAGGCGGCTAAGAGGATGGCGAAGTGGAGAGTGAAGAAGCCTACTATATGAAATTCACCAAAGCAGAATTAAAAGTAATCCACAGCACTTTAGTTCGTCATTTAGCTATGTTGGATGCGATATCCATACTAGAGGAGCACTTCGCCATTGAGAATGGCAAGAGGATTAATACAAAAGAGACAAATCTAATTAAATCTATTCTCCGCCGAAGGACAGTGAAGAAGCCTACTTCCGCTTGAACCCTGTCTCGATACGTCTGAACCTAGCAAGCCAGACGTAGCTAGCTAATGTGTTAGCCACTCGGTTGACGTGACTCTCAGTCCACTCCGGTTCACAGATGTGAAGCAGTTCGTGGATGAGCGTATTCAGTATCGCCTTCTGTCCTTGCCTCGGATCAATCTCAACCACTCCATCCGCCCAAGCCTGACCCATAGCGCGTTCTCTTCCGAGCTTGCGGAATCGTACCTTAATCTTTTTGGTTCGCCGCTTCCTCACAATAGTAGTGCTTCACGTTTCTAACGAACGATCCAATCTTAATCTTGTAAAGTCGCACCTTCCCCTTCAACTTCCCTTCCCTCTCCTTAACCTTCATCGTGTTGCTTAATCCATTCTTGGACATGCCAAGCATCACAGCTATTTCAGAAGCAGTCTTCCATCCCTTAGGAGCAGCATTATACTTCTCCAAAGCAACGTCCTTGTAGAACGCAGCCCAAGCAGCAGCTTCCTTCACATCTCTTCCACACCCGTCGGCAGCAGCCACTTGTTTCCGATTTGTTTTGCTTCCCATATCTGTTGACCCTCAGAACTGATTGCTCCGAACAGCCAGCCGTTAGACCACCTAGAAGTCGCTAGGCGATGCGATGCGTATGTCATGGCGTCTATGTTCGCAAGGCAACCTGCGGAGTAGCCCTCGGCCCCTCCCTGTTTGTTGGCAGCGGCTCTCTCAAGACGATGAAGATGGCCCATGATGCAGACGCCACCGTTGGTAGCGTAATGCTCTGCGTGTTGTTTCACGCTCAGGTTGTTCGCCGTAAAGCCGTGGACGAAGGTGACTTTGCCGCTGCGGAAGACGCCCTTCTCGATGTGGTACGGGAGCAGTTTTGCTTTATGGCGACCACAGAAGCTCTCCATCTTTTCAACGCCATCCCTAGCCGCCTGTCGGATAATACCGTGAGGGTGTGACTCAGCAGTGCGGCACAGACGATGTTCATGATTGCCTAACATGTACACCTTCTCGGCACTTCCTGCTGCGTTAAATAACTTCTCAAGAGATTGGTAGCCGGCAAGTGTGTCCGCTTCTAAATCTTCAAACGCATCCGACTCAGTAGCCTTGATGCCTTGACGAAGAGCGCGGAAGTCGAAGGCGTCTCCGAGGTGAACGAATAGGGAAGGCTTGTAGTGAGCCACAAACTTGACGGCAGCGTCAAGCGCAGACTTGCACACCAAATCTCCGTGGGAGTCTCCAACAGCGACAAACTTTTTCCAAGTAGCCATTCAGTTGTGGTGGGTTACTTCTGACGGTACTGCTTATGGAGGTTGACAGTATTGGTTATCTTAGCCAGTTGTCAACTGCAAAGCTTAGAACGGCATCCCGCGTCGGCGCAACTGAACCAGCGTAGCATCAGTAACAACGCCCTTGCGGTAAAGGCCTTTAACATAGTCCAACTGTTGGTCTTTGGGGATTCTGCTCAAGCGCGTCATGATGATGCCTGAGCGTTCTTCTGGAGGAAGCTGAATCAGAACCTCATCTTCTCGCGTGACTCCCCTAGACTTGCCTGTTAAGATTTCTTTAATCTTCTGAACCAAGTCAGGCTGTGTCCTTCCGTACTTTTTTGCAGCTTCCTGATAAATGTCGCTCAACTTCGCACCCTCTCGCTGATCCACGAACTTAACTGCTTCACGGCGACGGTCAACAGACCTATCGGCAGCACTTTGCCTTGCCTCTTCAATCAACTCTTTGTCTGCATCCTCTTTGTATCCAGAGCGAACAAGTCCTAAGATATTCGCAGGTCCGTTTTCATCGCCCTCAATCGGTTTATCGGGGAGAACCTTCCCAGACAACCCGCCAGTCAACCCGCTCAACGCCAAGCGCAACTTCAATGGAGACATTCCAAGGTATCCAGCCATTACCTTGATGTTCTCGTTGGTGCGCTCACCAAACTGTCTGTCAACAGAAGCTAACTCCATGAAGCGTGGAACAGTCTGTTTACCAGCGTAGAAGTCTTTCCCGGTCATATACTCTGCGAAAACTTTAAGTAGCGGATTAAGTGAGGCAGCAGCACTCATCATCTTCTTCTCTGCCGTATCTCCCTTGACGCTGAACGGGAGGATGCTCTCACTCGCACCAGCCAGCATCTCGTTGAAGTGCTTCTGGTCAGTAACCTTCGCGTAGGCCATTGCATCTTCAATGGATGATGCCATCATCTTAGTGATGCCGCGCTTCTGGATGCGGTAATACTTGCGAACCTTTTCGCCAGTAGCACTGGTGATGAGTGTGTCTGTTGGAATCATCCAGTAGTCTCTACGCTCGCTTGCAGATATCTTCTCGAAGTCATCCTCGTAATCCTTCGTGAGATGATTCAGCGCATACGCGGCTAGGGTGGCTGTGCCAACGAATAAGCCAGCGCGAGTAAGAGCCGCCCTAGCAGTGTCTCGCTCATGCTTAGTTGCTCCAGACTTCACGTTGTCCAGCATGCGCCCAATCGTAGAGGCGTTACCTTGAATGGTTGCGGGAACGAAAATGAGAAGCGTAGTAAGGTTTGCGGATTTAACAAGGCTACCGCCACGAAGGAAGTCGGGTGAGCCGCCGTAGTTGCGAACCTCTGCAATCAGGTTCATCGCATCCTCAGTCGTCATCTGCGAGATGTTGTTCACGCCTGCTTTGTCGAGGAGCCGCTGGAACACAGCGAGCTTTGTTGTCTCTTCAATCACTCGGCCAATATCGCCAATCGTGTTGAGGATGTCGCCTTTCCGACCGGAACGACCACCGCCTACTGCCTCGAAGGATGCCTGCAATCCGCCGCCAAGGACGCCTGCTTTTTGAGCGGCAAGGTATCCTGCTGGAGTTGCTCCGCTTCCCATGTTGCCGGCATAAGCCAGCTTGAACGCTTTCCACACTGCGAAGATGTAATTGATTGCATCCACGGGATTGCGAACACCCGCCTCAGACACAATCGCTGCGTTCGGCATGTCGGAGAAGAAGAAGTTTCTGAACTGGAACGGAATAGATGCTGTCGTTGCGCCGAAACGAACAAGCGCAGCCATAGCTGTAGTGATGTTGCTTAACGCATTAACAGACCGTGGGATTGCGGCAACCGCTGCGGCAACATCTTTGTGAACTACGATTTGTTTGAGTTTACCCTTAACCAGAACGCTAATTGCGTCCTCTCGAATCAGAGCCGTGTCATCAACGCGAGCTAGCTCTGGGGCGTTGGCTTGTTTAGCTAGTTCATAGAGGTACAGGTTAGCCGTATTGATGTCCGCTCTGGAATGAACCTTTGTGTAGTATTCCAGTGCAGCATCAAGTGCCGGTCTAAGCTTTGCGTCAGGATCCTGCTGCCCCTTAGCACTTGCCAAAGGTGAGTAGCCACCTTGTCCGTCAGCAGTGCCGCCTCTGCCGCCACGTTGCCCGACTTCAGTTTTGATGAACGGAGCGTAGAAGGCATTAGGGACTTTCAGCTTGTTGTATTCAGCCTCAGTAATTAACTGTGACTCAAGCATCACATCTAGCATGGAGTCCATCGACTGCTTGTAGATTTGCAGAGATTGGCGTACACCAGCCCAATTCCCAGACTGAATCAAGTCAGTCCTGAGCTTGTCGATGTTCGAGTCTACGTCACTCTTGGTCATCTTCCGCCCGTTGTTGAACGTGTCTATCCCATTTGCGATACGAGTCCCCGCTGCGAAGAAGAAGACCAACTCAGAAAACTGCTTCTCAACACCCAAGATGAGAGGATTAATCTGCTCGGACAGTTCTGTGAATCGAGCTTCAGCTTTGCCCCGGCTTCCAGCAACAGCCTCATACATTCTAGCAAGGCGGAACTTAATCTTGTAACCGCTAATCTTCTCAGCCAACTTGCTTTGAAGAGCGTCAAGCGGTGCGAATCTTGCGACTAGAGCCGCCTTTATTTTATCGAAAGTGGTGACTGGACTGTCCTTGAGATTCTCCGCATCAAACACATTCGTTCCAGTTGGCGGGACTGGAGGAGTAGGAGCAGGCGGAGTGGCGGCTGGCGGCGCGGGCGGTGCGGGCGGGACTGGAGGAGCGGCAGTAACCACTGGAGCAGCAGCGGGAGCAGGGCTTGCCTTGCTCCATCTTGCTCTTGCCTTGCTTGCCTCATTTGCTGCTTTAGCCGCTCTACCATTAGCTTTCCGAGCGGCGGAATTTGCTGCTTTAACTTGAGCTTTGAGAGCGTTGATTTTCTTGTTTAACTCACTAATCGCTTTCTTCTCTTCCTTAGTCTTCTTGGCATCTACCACACTCTGCATTGCGGGAGTTGCAGCAGCGGTCGTGGGAGTGGTGGGGAGTGGTTCCACTACCTTTCCGCGAGAATAAACAAGATCGTGTTTACCATCCCCAATATGCTTATAAATATCAACCTTGCTACCATCAAGTGAATTTACAAAGTTGCCAGACTCATCGGTTGGAAAAAAAGTCCTACCCGGAGAGTGTCTGCCAGTTTGTGATGTTTTTAATGGTCCTGACGTTGTAATGATGTAATAATTTGGTGCTTCCTTAGAGTAGGAAAGTTTTGCCTCTCCTTTGCTGAACGACGGCCACGCAGTTGGCCGCCCGCTAAGGTTAATCTTTCCGGGTCTATCAAGAGCGAGATCCGACGTTGCAACTGACCTAACTATCCCTGTTTCGACAATATCAGCGAAAGCCTTGTCGCCTTGCACCACCCTGTAAAATGTTTGAGGGTCAGAAAAATAATCAGCCGTTACACTTTTAACCGCCCCCGTCTCGGCGGTGGGGGTGGCGGGAATGGATTGGGACAGCTCACCCGTCTTCGCTTGCTCGGATGGTTTATTCCTTAATTCCTTAACCCTCGCCAGATAAGCCTGTTTCTGTTCTACCGTTAATCTGTCAAGGATTGCGCTTTCTTCTGCGGTTAATCGTCCAGCTTTTGGATCTGTATCAGCAACTTTAACCGCGATTGATTCAAGATTAATCGTGGCAGACGTGGCGGGAAGCATAGCAGCCTCGAGCTTTGCTTCAGTAGCCACAGTAGCCTGTGCTGGCGTTTGTGGGACTATCTGAGTGCGTAGAGCGACAGCGGCTGCAAGTGCCTCATTTGCTATCTTAACTTGGGCATTGGCAGCGGCAGCAGTTTCATTGGCTGTGACAAGATTGGCATCTGCGGTAGCTAAAAGTTCGGTATTCTTATTATTAGTAGCTTCAGCAAGAGCGGCTGCGTGAGAGATTACTGGAGGCGCACCAGCATCAAACTGGCCTTTAGGCGACATTGCGTCGAATGGCGTACTCGCATCTTGAGCAACTTCAGTCGCTCTTTGCTCTTGGGATGCTCGAAGGTTCTCAGCGTCGATTAGTGCTTTGGATTGGGAAACGCGAGTAGGCTGGAACATCGCAGAGACACCGCCGCCAAGTACGCTGCCTCCAATAGCAGCCATTTTAACTGACTCAATAGCCTGCTCCAACGTAAGCTCTGGATTGAAGGTCATCTTCTCAAGAGCAGCCTGACCAATCTGATCTGTGACTTCCTCCAACGCTTCGTTTTTTGCGCCTTGAATGAAAGCCC